GCCTGCATGCTCGCCGCGCGGGTCTGGCTGAGCCCGCCGACGCTGGTCGAGCTGTATTCCTGCTTGAGCCCGTTGTCGTCGTTCTTGGCGATGACGTAGGCGGCCTGCGCGCATGTCGCCCGGGCGAGGATGGCCGCCAGCCCGGGGTCGGTCGGCATGCCGTCCGCGTCGTGGCCGTACACCGCGCCGACGAGAGCAACGTCGATGTCCTCGCTGGCGAGCTGCAGGGCCTGCTGAACGCGGGTGCCGGGGGTGAACTGGTCGGCGGTCCTGTCCCGGTACTGCGCCACGGTGGCGTAGACGCCGGGCAGCGGCGCGACCGTGACCGGGCTGGCGACATTGACGGCCTGCGTGTAGGTGACCGTCACGTCGTCGGCCTGGCGGACGCCCGTCCAGGTGGCGATGTAGCTGCCGGGAACGGTGCTGGACGGGACATCCCAGGTGTACTGGTACTGGCCCATCCCCAGCTGAGCGAACCCGCTGCCGGTGGACGGCACGGGCGTGCCGGTGCCGCTGTCCGAGGCTCCCGACGCGGCGATGGTGAGCGTCACCGAGCCGGTCTGCGCGGGCATCCCGGAGTTGACGTAGGTCTCGAACTGCACGGCGAGGATGGTCTGCCCGCCGGGGTAGACGTCGCTGGACGAGTTGGGGTTGAGCTGCAGCGTTGCCATCAGTCTTCCCGCCCTTCCGGTGCGGCCTGCGGGTCGAACCCGGCCGGGCTGAGCCGCTCGATGAGCTCGGCCCGGCTGAGCCTGCCGGCGTCGGCGCGGTCCATGCCCTGGTCAGCGGCGTAGAGGATCCACGCCGCATGCGAGCCGTTGCGGCGCGGCCTTGCCACCCGGCCGGGCTCCGCTGGCTCTGCGGCGATCTCAGAGCCGTCATCGGGGAGCAGGAAACCCGCGCTGACCTGGTAGCCGATGCCGGGAGGCAGCGGCACGCCGAAGGTGAAGCTCGCACCCGTCGCCGGGTTGCGGAACCTCGCCTGCGTGCCGCTGCCGCCCATGCCGTCGCCTACGCGATGAACGGCCGCTGCCAGACCCAGACCGTCATGGACGTGGAAGCCGTCCAGTCGAGCCAGATCGAGCCGTCGGACTGGCTGAACCGGTCGGTGGTCATGCTCTCGATGAGCGTGTACCCGCCCCCGGTGTGCAGGCAGGAGACCGTCAGGTCGCCGATGCTGGCCTGCGCGAACGGCTGGTACTGGTCCGTCGCGTACGAGGCGTTGGCCGCCCCGGTCGCCACGCCTGCGTAGCCGCTCGCGCGGACGATCAGGCTGTGGTTGGAGCTGTCCGCGTTGTAGACCAGCACCCCGACGTTGTAGCCGCCGTTGGGGCCGAGCAGGATGTTGCCGTTGGTCGCGTCGGGGGTGACCCCGGCGCCCAGCGCGGTACCCGCATCGCGGGTCAGGCTGGCAACGGCGAGAGTGGTGCGTGCCATGTCGGCTGTCCGCCTTTCCGGTTACAGGCCGGTCGGGCGCTGGACGCCCGCGACGGCAATGTGGTCAGGCCGGACGAGCTTCGCGCCGTAGACGTGGAGCACGCGCAGGCCGTCGCCGAATGAGGTCTGGAGGCGGATCGCCTCGAACTTCATGATCTGCTCGGCGTAGGTGATCGCGAGCGGGTGCCCGGCCTGGATGATCCAGCCGCCCTGGTTGCTGTTCGCGGTCGGGTCGAAGTTGACCGAGTTGTTCGACTTGTAGACGTCGAAGCCGGCCACGCGCCCGATGTAGCCGTTCGTGAACGCCTTCGACGGGTCGCCGCTCATGTCCGTGATGGCGATGAACGCCTGCGTCTGCAGCAGCAGCGCCTCGGCCCACGGCGGGATGATCAGGTACCGGCCGTTCGCCGGGACGTACGCCTCGTCGAGCTTGACCTTGAGCGGCAGGACGACCTTCATGTAGAAGTCGGCCGGGGTCGAGGTGGCGTAGGTCGAGACGACGATCTCGTCGCCGGCGGTGGTCGAGTTGGTGCTGATGATGTTGGCCTGCGCCACGTTGGTGTAGAGCCCGGCGAGGAACTGGTCAACGGTGTCCGCCAGCTTGTACGCCATGCGGTCTTCGACGTAGGACTGGAAGTCGCCGGCGGCCTGGAGCTTGTCGACGTCGTCGACCTCGACGGCGAGGTACTTCTCCTGGTCGATCAGCAGTTCCATGCCGGCGTCGCTGAGCGCCTGGTAGGCGATCGAGCCGCCCGTGTTGTAGCTGCTGACGGTCGGGTCGCCGAGCTGCGTGATGTGGACCGTCGTGCCCTGGCCCGAGATGATCCCCTCGTAGTCGTTGTTCACGACCCCGGGGCCGCCGAAGACCAGCATCTTCTTCTCAGCTTCGAGCAGAACGTGCGACCAGAGCTGCGGCTTGAAGTTGGTGTAAGTCACCGCAATTCACCTGCTAACGGGTAGTGGTGGCTACCCGTTGCGGGTGAACAGTGCAGGCCGTTCCGGCCGGTCTGGCTGCGCCGTGGCGGCGCGGACGTGCAGGTCAGGCTATGCGGTCTTCGTCTTCTGCCTCGGGATGCCGATGTTGGCCAGCAGGCCGGCCTGCATCGCCTTCGTCAGCTCACCCATGTTGCCGCTGGCCACCACGCGGTCGTAGTCGCTCTGCGTCCACATCCGCGCGCCGCTGGACTGCCCGAAGCCGCCGCCGCTCGCTGACGGAAGCTGACGGGCCGGCTGGGCAGCCTCGGGCGCCTTGTAACGGGCGTCCTGCGCTGCCTCGGTAACGAGCGCGGCCACCTGGTCGCCGAAGTCGTCTGCGGACGGGTCGAGCGCGCCGGCCCGGTTCATGAACTGCCGGGAGTCGAGCAGCGCCGATGCGTCCGCGCCCGTGCCGGACGCCGCGCGGAACACGGCCAGCTCGACCTTGCTCGCACGAGCCTCCGCGGTCGCCTCGTCAAGCCGCCGGGTGAGCTTCGCCGGGTCCGGGTCGGTGTCGATCTCGATGCCGACCTTCGCGGCGACCTGCCGCAGCAGCTCGTCGCGCTGCTGCAGCTCCGTGTGGTTCTGCTTCGAGCGGTCTTCCTGCTTGCGGGCCAGTGCCCGGTAGCGCTCAGCCTCGGCCTTCTGGAGTGCCGCCTCGGCCTTCCAGTCGGTCTCCGTGCCCGTGGCGGGCTCAGGGGAGACGGGTGCTTCTGGTGCCGTTGCGGCAGGCGTGACGACGGTCTCGGGGGCTTCGGGTGCCTCAACGCTCATGTGGTTCTCCTGTTGCAGGATCGTGCGGCCGTTACGGCCCGTGCTGATTGTAAGGCTTCCTGCCTTACTCGAAGTGATCTCGCCAGTCGTGGCGTCGCCGGACGAAGAACTGGCCATCGCGCACGGCGCGCACGTTCCCCGCAGCGTCCGTGATCACGATGGTTACCGTGACCCGCTCGCAGTCGCAGCGCTCGTGCTTGCCGTGGCGATGTGGTGCCACTGGTCAGGCCGTGGCGGTGAAGACGGCGACAGAGCCGTCGTCGGACTGCTCGGCCCAGGTCCGCGAGCCGGTATCGGTGACGGACACGGTGTCGCCGCCGGGCTGCGCCTCGTTCACGACGAACGGCGCGGTGTTGCTCGCCACGATGGTGCCAGCCGAGTTGGTCACGTTGACGGTCGCGGTGAACGTGGTCGGCACGACGCCCGGCGCGTCCGGGGTGTAGTCGACGGTGCACGTAATCAGGTCGCCGGGGTTGTAGGCGGCCTCATCGAAGGTGATGGTGTCCACGGATGCCATGTGCTGTCCTCTCGGGTTACTTGCTGCGGGTGTGGCCGGCGCGCTTGTTGTGCGCGGCGGCCTGGCTGCGGCCGTTTCCCTGGCTGCTGGGAAGCGTCGGGTACCTGTTGCGGACGGCCGCGCGAACCTTGGCCTGCTCGGTCGGCGTCCCGTCCGTGGCGACGCGGGCGAGCGCGGCAACTGCCCGGCCGCGGGTGTTGATCGGGTAGTCGCGCGTCGCCGGGATGGCGAACGAGCTGTCAGGCAGCGCCCTGGCGCCCGGCGCCTTGCTGGTCACATCACGCTCCGCTCGCGTCGGGTGGCTGAGAGTTGGCGCTGCCTTCCATGCCGGGCGGCTCGCCGGTGTCCTCCGGCGGTACCTGCTGGGCGCTGGCGAGCGCCTGGACGTCCTCGGCGAGCGTGGCGCCCATCGGGCTGGCCAGCGCGACCTTCGCGTGCGTCGCGAGCTCCTGGCCGGTCTCGGAGATGATCAGGCGGACCTCGGCGGCAACCTGGTCCTTGTCCCAGTCGGGGTGCGCCATCTGCACGCGCGTCTCAGTCGACGCGGCGTTGGCCTGGGCGAGCGCGGCGACGGTCTGGGCAAGCTGCAGCTCATCGGGCAGCGCCACGGCAGGCCACTCGATGTCGGGCCGCTCCGGAGTGATCGCCGTGGCGCCGAAGTGCTGCCGGGCGACGGTCATCAGCGAGTAGATGCCGTCCTGCAGCCCCGGCCTCCAGTACGTGATCTTCCGCTTGCGGGTCAGCAGCGAGACGCGCTCGCGGGCCTCGATCTCAGTCGCCGTGAGCGCCCCGCCGGCGTAGTCGCCGAAAGTCTGCGGGCTGAAGCCAGCCTCCTGGACGATGCGGCTGCACAGGTCCTCGCAGGTCCCCTGGAATTCCTGCCACCGGATATTGAACTGGTTCGCCGTGATCGACGGGGACGCGCCGTCGTTGTTGAGCATGTTGAGCGGGGTGAACACCTGCCGCTCAGGCTCGAAAACGGCGCCCTCGCCCTTCCCGATGTTGTCGAGATAGGACTGCGGGACGATCAGCCGCAGCTTGGCCAGCCTGATCTCGCGCATCCATGCGCTGTAGGTCTCGTCGAGGCCGTCCATCAGCGGCTCGATGCCGGCCAGGTCCGACCGGCCGAGCGGCCACGCCTGCGGGCCGAACTCGCGGAAGATCCGGTTGGGCGTGATGTTCGGGATGTAGACGACCGTGGACGCGTCCAGCGGCAGGTCGGGGAGCGTCAGCGTGTTGCCGTCAAGCTCGGAGCCGAGCTGCGCCGTGGCCGGGTAGCTCGACAGCGGGACCGGGTTTCCGATCTCCAGCTGCGTGCCCTCGAACACGTTGTGCGTGATCGTGTTGGACGCGAAGTGGTGCCGCTCCAGGTGGCGGGTCACCTTGTCGCCGTCCTCGGCGAGGATCCGCCAGAACGTCACCCCCGTGAGCTTGTCCCCGGAGAACTCCGGGATGGCCACGTCAGCGGGGAACGGCTGGATCCACGGCATGGGGGACACTTCCGCGTCCCACATGATCTTGAGGAACACGCCGCCGAGCGCGGAGCAGAACTCGGCGCCCTCGCTGAGCCGGCGCAGCATCCCGTCGTCGATCAGCGTGTCAAAGTACGCCTGATTTGCCGCGCCCTGAGCGCCCGTGAGCGTCGTCTTGAGCTGAGGCGGGCTGGAGAACAGCAGCGAGGCGCTGGTCTGGGCAATGTCGCCGGCGATCGGTAC